GAAGTGAGATTACATACATTACAATGAAAAATTTTCCTTTTGATAAAATGATGTTTATGATGTTTGTTTTTATCACACTCTATTTACTTATGGAGATTATATTTTAAATGAAAAAAGATAAAAAAGAAAAAGATAGTAAAGTTACAATAGAAGGTGTAGTAGCTTGTGTTACAGTTATGTTGTGGTTGATATTCTTTCCTTTTATAATGTTGTATGATATATTTTTTGGTGGTTGGAAAAAATAATTATGAAACCTAAACCAAGTGAACCTCTTATAGTTGGTAAGAAAAGATATTATAAATATAAAATTATATGGGAAGACATTGTTGGTGATTCAACTTTGGCTACTGAAAATGAATTTGATAAAATGAGTTGTGCTGATGTGCATACTGAGTGTTGGATATTTAATAAGACACCTGACTATGTTTATTCTTTTGCAAGTTATTTTATAGAAGAAGGAGAAATAGAATTTGGTGACAGAAATATTTATCCCCGTAGTGTAATAAAGAAAATGATAAGGATATGAAATGAAATATGTTTTTGATATAGAGACAGATGGTTTTTTAAACCAGTGTACTAAAGTACATTGTATAGTATTAAAAGATATTGATACTAATGAAATAAAAAAATTAGATAACGAAACAGCCCTAAAAGAATTAGAACAGGCAGACTTAATTATTGGACACAATATTATAAAGTTTGATATACCCGTCCTAGAAAAGTTTTATAACTTTAAACCTAAAGGAAAGGTTTTTGATACAATAGTAGCTACTCGTTTACTTTACCCTGATGTAAAGGAACGAGACTTTAAAAGAAAAGGCTTCCCTACTAATTGTATAGGACGACACAGCTTGAAAGCGTGGGGATATAGGGTGGGTGAGTACAAGGAAGCCTTTGATACTGACTGGAAGGAATACAGTCCTGAGATGTTGGATTATTGTATTCAAGATGTTGAAGTGACTGATACTTTATATAAAACTATAGAACGTAGAGGTTATTCTTGTCAGGCGATGGAGTTAGAACACGAAGTAGCAACTCTAATATTTAAACAAGAGCGTTATGGTTTTATGTTTGATAAAGAGGAAGCAGTTAAATTATATTCTAAATTAAATGCTAGACGTTTAGAACTAGAAGATGATTTACAAAAATTGTTTCCACCTAAATTAGAACGTACACCATTTATACCTAAAGTTAATAACAAAGCTAGAGGATATGTTAAAGGTGAAACTTTTTATAAAGAAAAAACAATTACTTTTAATCCTAGTTCAAGACATCACATAGCGGATAGATTAATTGAAAGACATAAATGGAAACCTCAAGAATATACAAATGATGGTAAACCTAAATTAGATGAAACTGTTTTAGCAAGTCTTCCATATCCTGAAGCAAAAGTTTTATGTGAACATTTTTTATTAGATAAAAGAATAGGACAGTTAGCAACAGGAGCTCAAGCGTGGTTAAAGAATGAATTTAATGGTAGAATACACGGAACTTGTAATACTAATTCAACAGTCACAGCTCGTGCAAGTCATTCACACCCAAACTTAGGACAAGTACCTAGTGTTGGTGTCCCTTATGGAAAAGAATGTAGAAGTTTATTTACTGTTCCTGAAAGAAAAAAATTAGTTGGTATAGATATATCAGGATTAGAAGTTAGATTATTAGCACACTTTATGTCTAAGTTTGATGAAGGTGAGTATGCTAAAGTAGTTTTAAATGGTGATATACATACTGAAACAAAAGAATTAGCAGGGTTAGATTCAAGAGACCTTGCAAAAAGATTTTACTACTGCTTCCTTTATGGTGGTGGTGTAAAAAAGATTGCGTTAGTAACAGGTAAAACAATGAAAGAAGCTAAGAAGATACGAGAAAGATTTTTAAATAATCTTCCTGCTTTGAGTAAGTTATTAGAGCAAGTACAACAAGCGGCTGAGAGAGGATATTTAATAGGTCTTGATAAAAGACAAATTAAAATTCGTTCAATACACGCCGCACTCAATTCACTTTTACAAAGTTCAGGAGCTATAATTTGTAAGCAGTGGTTAGTGGAGTTTAATAAAGCTGTTAAAGAATACACTGATGTTCAACAAGTTGTTTGGGTACACGATGAAATACAAGTTGAATGTCTTGAAGAAGATGCAGAGAAAATAGGAAAGTTAGCTGTAGAATCTATTGAACGTACTGGAAAGCACTTCAATTTAAGATTACCTTTAACTGGACAATATAAAATAGGTAATAATTGGAGTGAAACACATTAATGAAAAATATAAATAAAGGTTATGATTTTAAAGTGAAGAGTAGTTTTGTAAATGATTTGCCATTTGGTGAAAAATATGAGGAAGAACTTAAATCAATTTTAGAAGGAAAGATAGAATTAAAGACTGATAGATTATGTCAAACGACTAATAATGTATTTGTAGAGATAGAAAGTAGAGGAAAAGAATCGGGTATACTTACTACTACTGCTGATTATTGGGCGTTTTGTTTTTGGACAGAAAAGCGTGGATTAAAAGACCAAACTTATACTCTTGTCTCTACAAAAATACTGAAAAAATTAATGACGAATTACCCAATTAAAAAAGGCGGAGACAACTGGACTTCTAAAGGATATATCATACCAAAAGGAGATTTATTAAATCAAACAATATAAGGAAAGGACATATGAAAAAAAAGGTACTGTTAATAGATGGCGACATATTAATATATAAGATAGCCACAGCGAATGAAGTGAATACACATTGGGGTGACGGATTATGGACACTACATTGTGATGAAAAGAAATGTAAGTTTGAAGTAGATGCTCACATAGATGAGTTGGGTTCTACCTTTGAAGCTGACGATTATGTTTGTGCTTTAACTGATAAGAATAATTTTCGTAAAGATATTCTTCCAAGTTATAAAGATAATCGTAAACAAAGACGTAAGCCGATGGTTTTAAATGTTCTGCGTGAATACATTATGAAAAAACATAATGGAGTTATGTGGAAAAATTTAGAAGCTGACGATGTTATGGGTATAATGGCAACTGAACCACACCCTACAGAAGATAGGATTATTGTTTCTATTGATAAAGATATGAGACAAATTCCTGCTAAGGTTAGTAGAGATGGTGAAACAGTTGAAAATATACCTCAAAGATTAGCTGACTATTGGTTTATGATACAAACATTGGCAGGTGATAGTACCGATGGGTACTCAGGACTACCAAATGTGGGTGTAAAAACTGCTGAGAAAATGATAAAGCAGTATACTAATGTACCCCTTTTAGACCTATGGAAAATCGTTGTTGGAGCTTATAAGGCTAAAGGTTATACTAAAAAAGAAGCTCTACAACAAGCTAGAGTTGCACATATTCTTAGACATAAAGAATATAATAAGAAGACTGGAAGGGTTAAGTTATGGCGGATATAATAAAACACCCACCCCATTACTTCAGGTTTAAGATAGAACCGATTACTTTTATTATGCAGAATGAAATTCCGTATGCTGAAGGTAATGCTATTAAATATATATGTAGATGGAGACATAAACACAAAACTAAAGAAGAACAGTTAGGTGATTTAAAAAAAGCTATACAATATATTAATTTATTAATAGAGCAAGAGACTCAGGGAAAAGGTGAAGTAAAATTAAAACTTACTGGTCAAACTGCTGAAGAAAAAGCTGAAGAAATGCAAAAAGGTTTGTATAAAAATGGTTAAACATAATCATTTAATTATTAGAGCTGATGTTAAAAAACCACCTAAAGATATTCGTTTCGTAAGAAAGTGGTTAAGAAAATTAGTATCAGCTATTGGTATGAAAAGATTAGGGCAACCCGTTGCTCACTATGTAGATGTAAAAGGATATAGTGGACTAACAGGCTTTGCTTTATTACAGACTTCTCATATTTCGTTACATTGTTGGGACGAAGTTGTCCCTGCATTATTACAACTAGATGTTTACAGTTGCAAAGATTTTGATAAGACTATTGTCTTTGATTTTTTAAAACAATTTGAACCTGAAGGAAAAATAAAATATGTTACGATGGACAGGGAAACAGATATTAAAATACACAATCCTATTTAGTTTACTAAGTGGGTGTAGTGAATTTGCATTATTATCTAGTGGTTCTAGTTTAGCAATAAGTCATAACAGTTATGCGAAAGCATATAGTGGTATTGATTTTGCTACTACAATCACAACAAAAAAAGATATTAAAACTCACGCATATCATTATGTAACAAAAGCTAAAGAACTTAAAGAGTTAGTTCTTAATAATATTGCTCACGACTTTGATGGTATGTCAGTTGATTTAGTTACAACACATAAAGTTTTTATGTGGGAACTTCATCAGCCTGATGCGGGATTTTTTAAAGTTAAACATATGGAAAATTATAAAAGTAAAGAAGATATACAATGGAAAATGGAGTCTCAAGGTTGGATTAAAATGTATGGCGGACAATAGATATAAATACAATAATAAGAATCGTAATTTAGCAGGAAATCCGATACACCAACCAACTGAATCCTATAAAAAAGGTTGGGATAGAATATTTGGTAAAAAGAAAACTGAATCAGAAAAATTACAAGATGAATTAGAACCTATAGATAAAGAAACAGAAAAGTTTTTTGATGATATAGCAAACAACACACCCAACTCAGGACAATTTAAAGATAAAAAATAATGGATTACGAAAAAGATAATTTACTAACCGACTTCGGCAAGACTACTTTAAAGGATAGATATTTATTACCTGATGAGCACTCTCCACAAGATGCTTTTATGAGAGCATCACAAGCCTTTTCTGATAATGAAGAAATGGCTGAAAGAATTTATGAGTATGTGTCTAATCTTTGGTGTATGTTTTCTACTCCTATATTAAGTAATGCAGGAACTAAAAGAGGTATGCCTATCTCTTGTTTTTTAAATTATGTTGGAGATAGTAGAGGTGCATTAGCGGGACACTACACAGAGAACGCTTGGTTGGCTTCTGTTGGTGGTGGAATTGGTGGCTACTGGGGACACGTTAGGTCTGATGGTACAATGACTTCAGGTGGAAGTCAGAGTTCAGGTGTCATTCCTTTTATGCACGTTGTAGATTCAGAAATACTTGCTTTCTCTCAAGGTAAAACTAGAAGAGGAAGTTATGCCGCTTATATGGATATATCACACCCTGAGATATTAGAATTTTTAGATATAAGAAAACCTAGTGGTGGTGACATACATAGAAAATGTTTAAACTTACATCACGGAGTTAATGTTCCTAATAACTTTATGGAACTTATAGATAACTGTATTAAAGAACCTACCTATGATGATAGTTGGGATTTAATAGACCCACATACAAAAGAAAAAGTACGCACAATATCAGCACGAGATTTGTGGCAAAAAATTTTAGAGACTCGTGTGGCTACTGGTGAGCCTTATGTTTGTTACATTGATACTGTAAATGACGGACTACCACAGCAACAAAAAGATTTAGGATTAAGTGTCAAACACTCTAATCTTTGTACTGAAATAACCCTACCTACTAATGAAACACGAACAGCCGTTTGTTGTTTATCTTCCCTTAACTTAGAAAAGTATGATGAATGGAAAAAAGATAGTTTATTTATTCCTGATATGATTCGTTTCTTAGATAATGTATTACAATACTTTATTGATTATGCACCCGATGAATTATTTAGAGCTAGATTTAGTGCTAACAATGAGAGAAGTATTGGTCTAGGTACTATGGGTTTTCACGCTTACTTACAATCACAAAACATTCCGTTTGAATCTGCGTTAGCTAAATCAAAAAACTTACAAATGTTTAAAAAAATAAAAGAAGAAGCTGTAGCTGAATCAAAAAGGTTAGCAGTTAAGAGAGGTGAAGCTCCTGATATGGAAGGTACTGGTATGCGTAATGCACATTTATTAGCTATCGCACCTAACGCTTCGTCATCTATTATTTGTGGCACAACTTCACCATCAATAGAACCTTACAGAGCTAATGCTTATGTTCAGAAAACAATGTCAGGTTCATTTTTAGTTAAGAATAAATTTTTAGAAAAACTATTAGAAAAGAAAGGAATAAATAATGATGATATATGGTCGTCCATTGTCGCTCAGAGAGGCTCGGTCTTGCATCTCAAAGAGTTATCAGACTATGAAAAAGATATTTTTAAAACTGCTATTGAGATAAATCAACAGTGGATTATTGAACACGCCGCAGATAGACAACAGTTTATTTGTCAAGGACAGAGTTTAAATGTATTCGTTCCTGCTGATGTAGATATAAAAGAACTACACGATATACATATGTTAGCTTGGAAACGTAAATTAAAAACTCTTTACTACTGTCGTTCTGAAGCAATTAAAAGAGCCGAGTTAGTATCACAAAAAATCAAAAGAGAGATTCTTCCTGATGCAGATTGTTTATCGTGTGAGGGGTAATGGAAGAAAATAAGAAAATACCTGATGTTATACAAGTAGAATATACGGATAATAAAAAAGTAATATATGTTAATAAAGAAAAGCAAACAGTATTATGGACTATTTATCATACAATTTTAGCATTAGAATTAGGTGCAATAGTTATTATAGAAGGGATTGAATTATTAACACGATGAGTTTATTTAAAGAAAGAAATTATTACAAACCATTTGATTATGAATGGGCGTTTGAATCTTATGGAACAATGCAAAAAATGCACTGGCTTCCTAGTGAAGTACCATTACACGAAGACATAAGAGATTGGAATGAACGCTTAACAAAAGAAGAGAAAAATTTAATAAATCAAATATTAAAATTCTTTACTCAAGGTGATGTAGATATAGCTAAAGCCTACTTAGATAAATATATTCCTAAATTCAAGTCACCTGAAGTTAGAATGATGTTGTCTTCTTTTGCTACCAGTGAAGCTAATCACGCTCACGCTTATTCATTACTTAATGATACTCTTGGTGAACCATCACTATTAGATTTTAAAGCCTTTCAAGAATATAAAGAAATGGCTGATAAACATACTTATTTATTTAAAGATAAAGGAGAAGGAGTAGAAGGTTTGGTTAGAGACATAGCTTGTTTCTCTGCATTTGGAGAAGGCTTACAGTTATTTGCTTCATTTGTTATGCTACTTAACTTTCAAAGATATGGAAGAATGAAAGGTATGTGTCAGATAGTAACTTGGAGTATTAGAGATGAGACACACCACGTTGAAAGTATGATAAAATTATTTAAAACATTAATTAAAGAGAACCCTAAAATATGGAAAGATAAATTTAAGAAAACTATCTATCAAACAGCTAGAGATATGGTGGAATTAGAAGATAAATTCATTGATTTAGCCTTTGAAATGGGTGGTATAAGAGGACTTACTTCTGATGAAGTTAAGAAATATATAAGATATATAGCGGATAGAAGACTGCTTCAGCTATCATTAAAACCTAATTATGGTGTCAAAGATAACCCTTTAGGGTGGTTAGATTGGGTATTAAATGGAGTTGAACACGCTAATTTCTTTGAGAACAGAGCAACTGAATATAACAAAGGAGCTACAACGGGCAAGTTATGGAACTAAAGTGCCCTTTTTAGAAGAATAATATGGACGAAAATGAAGATTTAGTTTTACCTCACAAGTCAGAAGACTTGGTAAAGCTATTGAATAAACTATATCCTGAGAAGTCACCTAATTTAAAAGATGATACTAAGACTATCTATTTTAAAGCAGGTCAAAGGGACGTAGTACGATTCATTAATACATTACAAGAGAGGATAAAATAATACTATGTGTATGTCAGCACCAAAAGTACAAGCCGCACCTATTCAACAAGCACCCCGTCAAGTGGTGTCTCAAGCGGTGGAAGCAGTGGACAGACCTATTGAATTAGTAACAGCCGATAAAGATATTAAGAAGAAAAAGAAATTAGCTTCTAAAAGAGGCACATCTGCTTTACAAACAGGAGTAGCTTATACTACTACTGGTTCTAGTTCAGGCGTTCAAACAGGTTAATAAGGATATAAATGGCTATTAAAAAGAGCAACGAAACAATGCTACAGGTTAATCCTACAGCAAAAGAACGATATTTAAAACTAAAAGATAAGAGAGAAAAATTTGTAGACAGAGCTCAAGAATGTAGCGAATTAACAATCTCTTCTTTAATACCCACAGATGGTTTCAATTCTTCTACAAAATTATACAACCCCTTCCAATCGGTAGGAGCGAGAGGCGTAAACAATTTAGCGTCTAAGCTACTTCTTTTATTACTACCACCCAATTCCCCCTTTTTTAGACTAGCAGTAAGTGGCAAAACAAAAGAAGAACTTGAACAAAATAAAGAATTAAAAACTGAAATAGAAAAATCTCTAGCAAATATTGAAAGAGAAGTTTCTAAAAAGATTGAACAGTTAGCTTTAAGAGTTAGTGTATTTGAAGCTCTTAAACACTTAATAGTATCAGGAAATGTATTAACTTATCTTCCTAAAGCTGGAACTATGAGAGTATTTCCTATCACTCATTATGTATGTAATAGAGATGCTTCAGGAAACGTATTAGAAATAGTTATTAAAGAAAGTATTAGTCCATTAAGTCTTCCTCTTGAAGTGATGGAGAAAGTAGTAAGTGACCCTGAGTATAAAAAAGATGAAGACATAGAATTATATACACATATTTACAGATTAGAAAATAATAAATTTTATATTTGTCAAGAAGTAAATGGAATGAAAATTCCTGAATCAGTAGGAAATTTTACTAAAGACCAAATGCCTTACGCCGCTTTAAGAATGGTTAGAGTTGATGGTGAAGATTATGGTAGAGGATATGTTGAAGAATTTTTAGGAGATTTAAAATCATTAGAAGGATTATCAAGAGCACTTGTTGAAAGTGCGGCGGCTTCTTCTAAAATAGTATTTATGGTTAAACCTAATTCTGTAACAAAGAAAAGAGATTTAGCTCTTACTAGAAATGGTGATATTATTACTGGTTCTGAAGATGATGTCTCTGTATTACAGGCACAAAAACAATATGATTTACAAGTAGTTGAAAGAAGTATTGCTAAATTAGAAGAGCGTATGTCTTATGCCTTCTTATTACATACTGCAATACAAAGAGATGCTGAAAGAGTAACAGCTCAAGAAATTAGATATATGGCTGAACAATTAGAAACAGCTATGGGTGGAGTATATTCATTATTATCACAAGAGTTTCAATTACCATTAGTTAAAATACTAATGAAACGTATGCAAGAAGCAAAAGAAATTCCACCATTACCTAAAGATTCAGTTACACCTACAATTATTACAGGTATTGAAGCATTAGGTAGAGGAAATGATTTACAAAAATTAAGAGAATTTGTGGGTGAGATAGTTAATCTAGCTCAAGTTAATCCACAAGTAGTTCAATCATTAAATTCTTCGGATTTAATTAAACGTATCGCTACCAGTTTAGGTATAGAGATGGAAGGTTTAATTAAGAATGAGGAAGAATTAGCGGCTGAACAAGAAGCTATGCAACAGCAACAACAACAACAGCAGATGATGCAAATGGCTGAGAAAGCCGTTGCTCCCGTTGCAGGTAATATGACGAAACCACAATAATTAGGAGAAAAAATTTATGGTAGATAAAGTAGAAGTACAAAGTGCTGAAACTACTGCGGATAAACCAGTGGAAGAGACAAAGCCTACACAAAGTAAACCTGAAGGTTTGCCTGAAAAATTCAACTCAGTTGATGAATTAGTCAAATCGTATTCAGAATTAGAAAAAAAACTTGGTGAGCAATCTCAACCTACTGAACAATCAGTAGACCCAGTTTCAAAGACTGAAGTAAAACAAGAAGAACAACCTAAATCTGATTTAGATATAGCTACAAAGGCTGTGGATAGTGCAGGTTTAAATATGGAAACACTCTCTGAGGAGTTTGCTAAAGATGGTAAACTTGCTGATGGTTCTTATAAATCATTAGAAAAAGCAGGGATTCCAAAAGAATATGTGGACAGATTTATTGCAGGACAACAAGCAATAGCTGACCAACAATCAGCAACAGTTAAAAACTTAGTTGGTGGCACAGAGGCATATGATAGTATGTCTGAATGGGCTGGACAAAATTTAACTGAAACTGAAAAACAGGCTTACAATACTGCGGTGAACAGCAAAGATTTAGAAGCTGTGAAATTAGCAGTAGTAGGACTTAAAGCAAGATATGCACAATCAACAGGAAGTGAACCTCAATTAGTTGAAGGTAAAGCATCTCCTAGTGGTGAACAAGGTTTTGCATCTTGGGCTCAAGTGACACAAGCGATGTCTGACCCTAGATATGCTAAAGACCCTGCTTATCAAGCTGAAGTAAAAAATAAACTAGCTAACAGTAAACTCTAATAGAGGATAATACAATGGCAAAAAAGAAAAAAAAGAAAAAAGATAAGAAGAAGAAAAAGAACAAAAAGAAAAAGAGGTAGTATATGTTTTTATACGCTTTAAAGAAAAAGTATGAAGCAGAGATTGCTGAACATACTTCGGTTGTTGATACTTACTTAAAAAATCCAGTAGGTATTCCTGACCACGACAATATTCTTGAAACAGTTAAAAATAGATATGATAAATTAACTCTATCTACTTTAGCATTAAAGAATATAAATGACCTTCTTGATAAGGCTCAAGAAGCTGAGAAGAAAAATAAAAAATAGTTGTGCAACCTTTATAGGTGGCAACTGCCAAGTAGATAAGTAGATTAACTTGACCTTCCTGCGGGAAGACAATTTAGTATAAGAAGCTGAAAATACAAGGCTTTTATTAACTAACCATAAATCAAAGGAGATTATTATGGCGGCGGCAACACCAGCGAGTATACCTCAGGTAAACTCAACGGGTACAGAAGACGCATTG